GTGAGCTACCAATCATGGCCTTCTACTTTACCAGGACACCTCGAACAGATAGACCAGCAAATCGAGGTTGCAATGCGTCGCACAGTAATGGAGAGCACTCGTGTGCGCCAACGTCGCAGGTTCAGCAAGGACTTGCTCACTCACAATGTGCGCTTTTATTTCACCGATGCACAGTGGGCGACGTTTCAAACATTCTTTTCCCAAGCCATAAACAATGGACAGGATTGGTTTATAATGCAAATGAGAGTGGGCGGGTTTGGTGGAGTGCAATCTTACGTTTGTCGGTTTATATGCGGAGGCAGTCAAGGACCCTATAACATTAAATTTCAAGAGCCGCTTTGGTTGCTCACTGCGCAAATTGAACTGGCTTACATACTAATTCCCGATCAAGGAGACATCGAAATGGCCACCATAATAAATCTAACAGTAACAGCGAGAACAGGAGGAGGTCCCACTAATCTAGACGGGGTTCCTACAATAGGGCGAGCAGTCCCCTCCCTGTTGATGGTCGTGTTTGCCTCGGAGGGTTTCTTGGTGTGGGAGCTTATAACTTCCAGTGCTGCTACTTCATCTGAGTGTGTGCAGCCTTTGGACAATTCAGCTCTTCGTTGGATGCAAAGAAATTAATTACTATGAAACTACTAAAATATCTATTCCTGCTTGCCCTGCTTGCTTCTACAGCAAAAGCACAAGTGGCAGTAAAAGCGGACGGAGTCACAGGGGTGCTGGCTGTTCCTGCTAACTTCTTCTCGGGAAACTCCACAGCCATTTCTACTGCCATAGGTGCGCTGAAAGCTGCAAACAACTTATCAGACGTGGCGAGTGCTTCCACTTCCCGAAGTAATTTAGGATTAGCTATTGGGACTAACGTGGAGGCATGGAGTTCCAATCTTGATTTGTGGTCTGCTGTGGTTCCCTCTTCCTATGTACTAAAAACTACTACAGTAAACGGGCACGCTCTAAGTAGTAATGTCACAGTCACACCGACTGATTTAAGTTTGGTTATTGGAACCAATACGGAAGCGTGGTCTTCTAACTTGGATACGTGGTCAGGCAAGACACCTTATGCCGGCACACTTACAGTTACTAGTGGTAAGACAGCTAATTTCACTAATACTATTACAGTGTCTGGAACTGACGGCTCTACTATTAACATAGGAACTGGTGGGACTTTGGGAAGCAATGCGTACAACTCCACTGCTTATGTTCCTACATCCACAACGGTAAACGGTCACGCTCTAAGTTCCAACGTCACTGTTACTCCTACGGACCTTAGTTTAGTTATAGGCACCAACACTGAGGCTTGGTCCGCAAACCTAGATACTTGGTCGGGAAAAACTCCGCCGTCCGGGACTGTAGTGGGGTCCTCGGATACACAGACCCTGTCAAACAAAGCGTTCACCGCTCCCAATCTAGGCACCCCCGTATCTGGTACATTAACAAATTGCACTGGATATGTGTTCTCCAACCTAGCCAGTTTACCAACCACCCTAGCAGGATATGGTATTACGAATGGCGTGGCAAATACTGTTACTGTTAACGGACATGCCTTGTCCTCTAACGTGACAGTAACTAATGCCGACTTAGGTGCAGTACCAACTACTACAACCGTAAACGGACATGCGCTGAGCAGTAACGTAACGGTTACATCTAGTGATGTTGGGTTAGGTTCTGTCACCAACGATACCCAAACTAAAGCTTCTATTGTACCGAATACTATTCCGAGTGCTGGACAAATACATGTAGGAAATGCCGGAGGCTCTGCTTTTGTTGTTATTTCTGTGAGTGGAGATGCCACATTAGCCTCTACTGGGGCTTTAACGGTTACAAAAACTAATGGTGTGTCCTTTTCCACGTCTGCTACTACCGACACTACAAACGCCTCGAATATTACGAGTGGCACGTTACCCCCTGCGCAACTACCTACAGCGACAACCAGCACTCTTGGAGGCGTCAAAGTAGATGGATCCTCCGTTACCATTTCAAGTGGTGTCATTTCCGCTTCTACTGGAACGTATCCTACTTACGCGAATTTTGATGATAACGGACTGTTTTCTGTTACTACTTCTGCACAAAACATCAATTTTGGTAGTGGCAATGTATCCGTAACGCTGCCATCAGCAGGGGTCTGGGACGTGGATTTTGATGGCAACGTCACTAACTCAGGGCTAACCACCAATCATGGAGGCAGTGTGATTTTTGGTGTTAATAGAACCAGCCCCACGTCCGGCTTTGTCACGCCATCAGTTGCAGTGGAGTATCCCGCAGCCTTCACAAGCGACTCATATTTCTCAGGTTCAGCACACGGACACGCCATATATACAGCAGGGGGATCTGGTGAAGTGCTCACTATGAACGTCCAAATTGCCCAGTTTACTATTTCTTCCGGCACTCTATATTGCACGCGAGCTATTTTAACCGCCACTAGGATACAGTAATTAAAGACCTTTTAAGAGGGAAATAACACTATGAAATACCTACCTTTTCTACTTCTACTAACGGGATGTCAGTTGTTTCATAAATCAGGACCACAGGCATCAAAAAGCCAAGCGACTCCTTTACAGAATGCTACTATGGCAGTCAACACATCCACCCAAGCAGCGAACGACGCGGCCAAGCAAGTTAAAGCAACTGAAGCTCTGAAAGAGAGCAAGGCTGTGTCCGCAATAGCTGACGCAAAGACAAATAATGCCTTAAATCCCGACGGGCATCCCAAGACGATAGTGGATATGGATTTGGGATTGGCGTTGGATATATTTGCAGACGTACAAGCGGATCCTGCGATGGCTCTCGCTTTAGCTCAAAACAATGCTTTAGTGCAGCAAGGCAAGGCAGAGGCCGCTTTAGCAGCTAATAACACGCTAGCGGGCAACGTCGCTGCATTAAACAGCACGCTAGAAGCGCAGAAAGCAGCAGAAGCAACGGAAATAGCGAAAAGGGACCAAGCACTCAAGGATCAGCAGATTCAGCAGGATGCTTTTATCCAGAAAACAAACGAGAATCAAACCGCTGCGGATAAAGCCCTAGCGGATGAGAAAGCGAAGGAATCTCAGATTGAGCAGGACAAGCAAGCCCTGTACTTAAACATTGCTGGTGGGGTGTTCCTTTTGATCTTTGGACTGGGTGTGGGATTTGGACAGCTTGCCGGTTTGAAAATAGTTTACCCTTTTGGAATACTGTCCTTAATGTGTTTAGGACTGGCGCAGATCATCACCCAGTGGTGGTTTAAATACGGAGTGATGGGAGCGACTCTGCTTTTGCTTATTGTGGTGGGAGTTTGGTTCTATCAGCACTATCAAAAAGGAAACCTACTTCAAGCTACCACAGCTCAGGCTACCAAACTACAAACAACCCTATCCCAAGTGGTGCCAGTTATTGACAACGCCTACAACAATGCGGACACTGCCACGCAAAGGGTTTTAGACGATACCATTTTCAATAACTTATCCGCTAGCATGTCGAAAGACGCGAAGTCTGTAATTCATCTTGTGCGTGCTGCCTTATAAACACCCAAAACCATGTCTATTAAAAAGGACGAAGACGATTCCGACGGCGCGGAAGTTCGCGTCAAAGTAAACTTGCGCAGCGTGGATGCGATGTTTGCCAAGATCCTTACGGAGGCCTCCTCTCTGAAGGAGTACGTAAAGGATCGTTTAGATTTTCAAGATCGAAGCTTGGAAGATATCAAACAACAAGGATCCCAAGTTAAGAAGGACATGGAAAAACGGGTTGCGGATCTCGAACACATACGAGATACAAATGCAGGCAAGATGAAAGGGTTTATTCTGGCGTGGGGTATGGTTGTCGGTTTGTTGGGATTCATTTTGGAAAAACTCGGTGAGAAACTTTTTGGAAAATGAACCCTTCAATTCAAGAAGCTCTAAAGGAGGCATTTGTTTTGGCTCCTTCGTCTGTTGTGCTGTTAGAAACACTAGAGGTGTCGCATCCCAACCTTCCCAGTGGCACAATTTGGTTGGTAAAGGACAGAGCGCCGTGGACCTTTACATTGGAGGATGGTGTAACAAAACAAGTATTTACGGCGGCAGCGTTCAGTATCACACTACCAGGATCCGGGGACAACGGTCTCCAGAAGATCAATATAATGGTAGACGACATTAATCTTGTCGTGAGTGATTTCCTTAATGCGGTGAAAGGATTCAATGTTCCTGTCTCTATTACGTACCGCCCGTATCTGAGTTCGGATCCTACGACATGTCAAATGATTCCTCCGCTAAAACTTTACCTAACGGGAGCTATTATAACCCCGCAGGGTGTGTCGTGCCAAGCCACGTTCATGGATATCATAAATAAGAATTTCCCCTCGGAGCTATACAACACCCAAAGATTCCCGGGCCTCGCTAATCAAACCACCTATATTCCCTTCTAGCATGAGAAACACACAACCACACTGGGCCTCGCAGTATGTAGGCAACAAATGGGTGGCGCTGGGACGCGGTCCCACCACGTTTGATTGTTGGGGGCTGTGCTGGTGGATAGAGAAGCGGCACTTCGCAAGGGAGATGGACCCCATGATTATTAATCCCTTGGATTTGGACGTGGTATCTAAAACCACGGAAACTATGCTGCTTGGGGGGGATTGGGTAAAGCTGCAAACACCTAAGGATGGAGCGATTGTGGCTCTATCCAAAAACAACAAAATTAACCATGTGGGAGTGTTCTTGGATTTGGACACAGGGGTGATTATACACGCAATGGCCAAGCAAGGAGTGCTGTGTCAAAAGCTAAACACGATGCCGTCCCTAGGATTCTCCACTATAGAGTTTTACTTCCACAAGTCGTGGGCTGCTTAATATGGCTCTTATACTCGAAGTCAACAACGTGTTGCAGATGCGCAAGGATACTCTACGTGTTGAACTGAAGGCACGAATTACTATACGGGAGTACCTAAAGGAAAGACACGGACCAGACTTCCAAGATTTCACCATCCCTACTATATGTATTATAAATGGAGAGGGTATTCTTAGGAAGGAATGGGACGCTCGAATCCTTGAATCAAACGATACGGTTCATTTTATTACGCTACCGGGGTTTCCTGTTTGGGTAATATGGGCGATTGTCGCCCTGGAGGTTGTCGCCACAGTTGTGTTGGCCATTCAGCACAAGCTGCCTTCACAAAATAGGAACGCTTCTCAAATCCCACAAGCCAATCCTATCTATTCTCTATCGGGACAAAGTAATCAGGTAAGCCTAGGGAATCCTATCCAAGTTCAGTATGGCTACGCGAGACACTTCCCCTCCTACGCAGCAGCCTCCTACACTCAGTATATCAATAACGAGCAGTTCCTATACCAACTTTTTTGTTTGGGGCAGGGGCTATTTGACATTTCAGCAATCCAGATAGATGACACTCCCATAGGGGACTTCCAGGAAATTACCTATGAGGTTGTGGCTCCTGGCAGTCTCGTTACGTTGTTTCCTGATAACGTGGTTACAAGCGGTGACGTTAGTAACGTAGCCATGCTTGGACCGAACCAAACGGGGTTTGTGGTGCTGGGACCTTTTATTTGCAATCCTCCAGGAACTAGGACGAGTTGGATAGAGGTGGATTATTCCTATCCCGGTGCTCTTTATAAGGTGGATTCCACGACAGGTGCATTGGAGTCTGAGACGGTACAGGCATTATGGGAATATCAGCAGATTGACGACAGTGGTACTCCATTAGGGGCGTGGACCACTCTGTTCACTGCAAATGACACTCTAACTACCACAACACCGCAGCGCATAACCTTAGCAAATACCAGCCTTGCCTCAGGTCGGTACCAAGTAAGGGGTCAACGCACCAATAACACGGATTTAGGCACAGGCGCGACGGATGGGATTCAGTGGGATCAGATGCGGGCATTTCTTCCCTCCAAACAAAGCTACGGGAACGTGACGATGATCGCGGTGAAGGCCAAAGCCACTTTCAATCTCAACAATAACAACACCAACAAATTTAATGTAATATCCACAAGGAAGATTCCTGTGTGGAACGGAACGTCGTGGACTACGCAGACCTCACGCTCTCTGGTGTGGGCATTTTGTGATTTGTTTAAGTCCTACTACGGCGGGCTATTAAATGATATTTATTTAAACCTTTCCGCTTTGTTAGCATTGGACACGGAGCTAACGGCAAAGGGTGTTTTCTTCGATTGGATATTTGATCAACGAACCACGGTTTGGGATGCAGCCATGACCATAGCGGCACCAGCTCGTGCGTTGCCTGTGCTGGCGGGCTCTCTAATTGGAATGGTGCGGGATGATCCGCAAACGATTCCTGTTTCGGTATTCAATGCGGAGAACATTGTTAAAGGCTCCTTTGAATGGGACATGAAGTTTTGGAACATCAATGAGTTTGATGGCTGCATGGTTACTTACAAGGATGCATTAACGGGAGATGATGAGACGGTACTTGCCTTGATGCTAGACGGAAGTCTATCCCCTGTGGAGTTCGGTAACAATCCGGAACAACTCACTATTGCAGGTGTCACGGACAGGGATCAGGCCTACAGACTGGGTATGTATAGACGAGCGGTGCAATGGCAGCTCAGAGAGGATATCAAATTCAAGTCAGGATGGGAAGGGTACATACCTACCTTCGGGGATATGATCAGTGTATCTCATGACGTGCCTCGGTGGGGTAGTGGAGGGATGATCAAATCCGCCACTCTCAATACAGCAGGCACGATATGGACTTTGGCTTTGTCCGAGCCAGTTGTGTTTAGTTCGGCGACAGGTGCGGTGATGGAAATATTAATAGGATTAAGCAATGGGAGCACATATGGGCCTGTTGTAGCATCGCCTGTAATGGGAAATGACAAGGCTTTAACTGTTCCCAACGCTACGCATTTCCCAGTTCTTGCATTTGCGGACAATCAGGAGCTACCTCGCTTCATTTTTGGTCTGCAAAATTATGTAGGGAAGTTGTGCCGGGTGTTAAATGTAATTCCCAACAATGACGAAACTATATCTGTAGAGTGCAGCAACTACGATTCGTTAATTTATTCGTTCGATACTCTCACTGCTCCCGTTGACACAAATCCTAATCAAGGCGGTCCGGGACCTGCTCCGCAGTTACCCGCAGTTACAGGGCTAAAGGTAATTCCAGATCCCTTTAACCCGAACGGCGTGATAGCCTCCTGGAACGCTGTGGCAGGGGCAAGCTACTACGTGGTGCAGCTCTCTTATGATGGTGTCTCCTATCAAACTATATCGGACAACACCACGGCACTTACTATTTCGTTCCCTGTGCTGCCTAAAGTTATCTGGGTTCGAGTGGGAGCCATTGGTGTAGGCAACGGAGGGTTTGACTATTGGATAGGACAAGCCCCCACGGCACCCACTAACGTAGTTATAAGCAATGGGAACACACCGCTTGGGGTTAGTAATGTGGTGCTGACGCCAGGATTGCAGGTAATGTTTCTCCAATGGACGGATTCTTCAAACACGGCACTTGCGTCCGTAGATATCTTTGCTTCCAACTCTTCACTTCGTCCTTCCAGTCCCACTTACACGGTTCCATTTCCTACCGCTTTTTGGCCGGACATCAATCTACCCAACAATCAACTCCGCTACTACTGGTTCAGGGAAAATAGCATAGGAGGGCAAAGTAGCGCGATTCTAGGGCCCTATACAGCCACCACCCTGAACGGAGTCAGCCTGAGTTATTTGGTGCCGGGAATTACTGCGGTGGAGGTAGTCAGCACAATTCCAAATAGTGGTAACTTTTTAGGTCGCATTGTTTATCTCACAGCGGACGGCGGGGGGTTTACCAAAGGCTTGTACAGGTGGACAGACCCTACTGCGACGAGCGGAACCGTGTACTGGCAGCAACCTGTGGGAAATGACACTATTGTTAATGATCAGCTCACGGTGGGTTGTATAACAGCAGGCTCCATCTCTGCTGGAGCGGTTCAGGCATCCGCTATCGGAGCTAATCTAATCATCACTAATACAGCGAACGTGGCGAATGCAATCATCACGTCTGCAATGATTGCTTCCGTTAGTGCGGGCGCAATAGTAGCAGGAACCATAGCTGCCACTGTGGCTCTAGCCTCCTCCTTAATATCCACCGCTAGTGCTTATTATGATGTTGCAACAGGAACCAGCTCCACGTTTCCGGGAGTGGGAATGGTTTCAAATCAGTTTAGCATGGCGTACATTGCTAATAGCAGTCCCAATGTGGATTCTACTGGAATTTTATTCTACGGAAGTGCCACTACAAGCGGCTTCAATGGCAATACGTGTTCCTACTTACAAGCTAGGTTTTTTATCTCCGGTTCCTTGTTTACTCACGTCACAACTAATTATCGCTTTGCTTATCGAATTAGTGGAGGAGCTTGGGTGGGATTTGGTGCTTTGTTAGCGTCACCTTCTTCCATGTCCGCTGCAATAAATGTCAGTATGGCTGCAACAGACACCATAGAATTTGGAATTGAGTACACGCAAGGCAGCTCTCCATCGGGAGTTACCTTGAATAACAATTTTATGACAGTGCTTTCCTTCAACACTTAAAATAATTTCCCGCGCTTCTTTCTCATGGCGGCGCGGGGATTGTGGTTAGAGTGGGGCGGCAGGTTTACGGGTGTGTTCCTGCCGCCCCTTTATCATTCCCGGAACATTCCATGTTTCATTACGGGAAAATTAAATAGTAGTAGAACTACGCATACGCGGAGCATGTTCGCCGTTGTATATTGCAAGGATGAACGATCGAATTCTTGCTATGCGCGAAAGCTTGGAAAAGAACAAGGTTCCTGTAATATATGAACTTGAGATGAAGCGGCATGTTGAAAAAGGAAGGGTGATGCTCATCCCTCCTCCTTTGCCTGCCCTGCCTGATAATTTTTATGAATGTACAAAAGAAGAGCAAGGACGACCTATCTAAAGCTCAATCACTGTTCCTAAATGGAGAGCGGTTTTATGCGTGACAATGATAAACTGAACTCCGAGATCATTTGAAAGACTGGTGAGCAGCTCGCAAAGTCGTTCGTCATATTCCGCACTAAGAAATTTAAAAGGCTCGTCCATGCAGAGGATTCGTCTCACTTTGGGACGCGAAAGCATCATGCAAGCGAGACGCAGGCTAAAAGAAGCGATGTCTATTACTCCCCCTCCGCTTGCGGTCATGGGATCTACTTCCATGTCGCCACGCATAAAAACGAGACGGGCTTCTGTCTTGCCTCGCTTGCGCTCAAAGACAATTTTGAATTCGTAAGGTTCCTCGAAAACACCTTCGAGGCAACGAGACACGACAGCGGCAATTTTCTCGTGTGCTTGCTGTTGCACCGCTGCTGACACTGTTTGCAGCACTTCCTGCGCCGCTAGCGCCTGTTTTGTGCGGGCTTGGGCGGTTTCTAGCGCCTGTTCTTCCTCAGTTATTGCGTCCGCTGTTCTTTTGTGCTCGTTCTTGAAAGAATCAACCTGCATTCTAAATCTATAATGGGCTAAGGGCATCTTTCCATTTCCTTTCAAACTGAGCGAGCTTTTGTTGGTAGAGTGTCTGCGCTTCGAGTTCTTCTTGTGTTAGCGCCTCGAGCTGTGTCTTGGCTGATTTGAGATCTGCGCAGCCTGTTTCCTTTTTGAGATCAGCCTTGGCCGCATCCAGCGCACCGCGCAAGCGATCCACCTCGCTCTGCTTAGACTTGATCTGCTCCTGGAGGTCTTGGTATGCTCTAAGATCCATCTTGCTCGAGGAGTTGATTGATGATGTCTTGCACGGGCTTTGCTATATTTTTGGAAGTGGTGTAACGCTTCACAGCTTCTTTGAAGTCAAGTCCTGTGGCACCGAGGTCTTGCAGCTCAGAAATAATCCTCTGCATGTTGCCGTCGCTCTCTTTCTTCTTTGCTTCGGCGATAGGAGCCCACAAATCCTTAGAAGTGTCTTGCGCCTCAAAAGTGAGAGACCCGTCACTCATCAAGATTCCAATACGGGGTTTATAGTTCCGTTCGTCGCTCTTGCGCGGGATAAAACAACCATGATTGAACACCGTGCAGTCGCCTACTTTTTCTACGAAATTTTTGTGATTGTCTCCGAAGAGTGCGACGTCATAGCCTTTGAGCTGCGCTTTCAGTTTGCTCGCTCGCTGCTCATTTGAGGCCAGCGCGTGTCCACAGCCTTCTTTCCATACATATTGGTGAGCGACGCATAAATTCAATCCGTCGCCAAGAGGACGTTGGATGGGAAAGCCCCACGGAAATCCGTAAACATATAATTCAGGGCAACTACCAGGAGTTACTATGACGTGCCGTTCACCTGGTACGAGTTGGTGGATTCGTTTTGCTTTCACCAACGTCCAGTATGCTGATTTTCTTCTGTCAGCGTAATTATGTAACGGTAAATCGTGCTGACCAGGAACCGCCCACATCTCGGGAAGATTCTCAATCAAATAATTCACCAGCTCATGCGGACACTTCCAATAATCAAGAATATCACCTGCGCAAATGATAGGAGCATCTAGTTGGCTTTTTAGTGCGTGGAGCAAAGCTAACTTGTCTCGGATTACATACCACCAATTTTCCTCCTCACGAGCTACAGGCTTGTTCAGTTGAAGATGCAAATCAGAAATCAAGATGGCAACAGGAACGGCTTTCACAGATGGCCTTTCCCATGGCAGAGCGGACACACTTTGCCTTTGAATTGTTTGTTATAGTGCATGGTAAGTCGGTCTGCTGTTATCTTCGTTTGATTATAGTCGCATTCGATCTTGACAATGGCGTCTACGCGGCGTTGTAGGTTGCTGCGCTTGCGAAATAAAGTGTACAGCGTGTCAGCACATTCGAGCACGCCTTGCAGCTCTGTCACTTGCTCTTGTTTGAATGCGATGAGTTCAGCCCGCTGCTTGCAAAGATGGATTAAGAGGACCAGGCGTTCTTTTCGTTTTGAGACCTCTTCCAGTTCAGCTCCTGCCGCCTCGAGTTGTTTCAAGTCCTTGTCGATCTCTGGAACAAAATTGAGACGAGCTTTTTCGATTTGCTGCTTCTCGAGACGCTCCTCGGAAACTGTGACACGCATCCTTGATTCTCGGATCAGTGTTGCCACTCCACTCATGCAGCGGTCAATAACTCCGAGGTTGACAATTTCATTGAGCTGTCGACTGACTTCTGGTGCGCTGAGCGAGAACCAAAAAACCGCTTCGTGCTGCTGTTGGATGTTGACGTCGCTTACTTTTAACAGCGCAGAAATCTCAGGCGGCACGTCTTGCCCAAACGCTTTGAATTCTTTGTTGTCCAGATAGTAGGCGTTCTCTGTCTTGCCGCGGATGCGCTTGATTTGCTGCCCGTCCACTTTCAAATCCACTTCGACTTGCTTCGCTTTGTGGCGGATGAATTCAATGCCACCAGGCTTGTTTGTCATCGCCCATACAAGGGCACGGATGATCGAACTCTTGCCTGCATCCGTCCGGCCTACAATCGTGGTGACGTGTGGATCAAATTTAATGATCCGCTTTTCATGCGCTTGAAAATTGAGCAAGCGGATGGCGCTAATCATGAGAAGGATACGATGCCGCGATTGATTTGGATAAAGGCCCACCTTCTCTGATATCCTCGACGCACTTGCGATGGAGTTTGGTTTGGAAGGCTCGAACTTGGCAAGCTTGAAGCACAGCAATCGGAAGACGCTTCAAATGATCTGACAATGTCGCTGCTGTTCCTCCTTTGAGGAAATGTTTGTAGGCTTCTTCCTTGAGGGCTCGCGTGGCTTTAATTTCTTTCATTAGTCGTCTCGGTACGGAAGTCTTGCGGTTGCAGGATCAGGATAAATTCGCTTGGAAGGCTTGCGCTGCGCAGCAAGCTTGGAAGCCGCATCGGAGAAGTCTTTTGCCTCGCCTCGAGCAACCATCATTTCACACCTAGCGCGCCACGGCAAACTGCGCTCGCGTTTTTGAGATTGAATCTGGTGCATGGCTTATTATCGCAGGTAGAAATCCACATGGAAAAATAGTTCAAAATAAAGCTTGCAAGCTGATTACGGAAACATAGCTTTGTAATCAGTTAAGTAACTCCAACTCAAAAATCCACACCATGCCACCTGTAATGCCTCAAAGTCCTGCGTATATCGCCGCGATCGCTGTTTCAAACAAAGCGTTCGCGTTACTCACCACGACAAACATCAACACACCTGAAGACGTGCAGCTTATTAAGCTTCTCAGATCCTCCTATAACGCCTCCGCTCGTGCCACAAGACTTCTAGGTCAGAGGCACGCGGCATTCTACCGCAAAGAGCTAGATGCCTACTATAAATCTCCTGAAGGCAAAGCTCGCAATTTATCCTGA